CGACATTCAGGCTCAGGTAGTTTCGGACATTTATACCCGCTACATCCGCAATGTGTCTCAGTGGATTACGACCGGCAACGGCTCCAACATCGCTGGCTTGACTTCCATCACTGCTGGTGTCACGAGTGGCGCATCAGGCACGGTCACTTACAAGGACATTATCAGCCTTATCACCACGCTTGACCCGGCGTATACGGCTGATGCTTGCTTGGCCTTCAACACGGCCACGATGGGCTATGTACTGGAGATTCTCGACAACAACGGTCGTCCAATCTTCACTCCGTACACTGATGCTCCCACCACAGGTTACGCCGGTGGAATCTTGGGCTACCCAGTCAAGATTAACCAGTACCTGCCCAACGTAGCGGCCTCTGCCGTTGCTATGCAGTTCGGCGATTTCAAACAGGGTTATATGCTCCGCGAGGTAAACCCCGGCATCCGCGTCAAGTTCCTTGACCAACTCTACATGGCACAGAATCAGGTCGCTTACGTGGCCTTTGCCCGTGCGGGTGGTGTTGTCCTTAACGCTGGGATGCCTCCGGTCCTGTCCCTCACCGTCCACGCCTAAACCATAACCGGGGGCTGCTCAACCCAGCCCCCATAACCAAGGAATCCATGCTAATTAAACTCACCCAGTCATTTCTGTACATCCCAACGATGATGATTCGCGGCTCTGTCGTGGACGTGCCCGACGAGATTGCCGCCGAGTGGTTAGCTGCTGGTCTGGCTGTGACGGTCACACCAGTAGTAGAGACCGCAACGAAGCCGCCCTATGAAAAGGCCGTGCGTAAAACCAAGAGGCTATAAATGTCCATATCCTTACAATGGAATTCAAACACGGGCAGTGAACCTCTGGCTCTTGCTGACGTAAAGAACTTCCTGAAAATCGACACGACCGACACGACCGATGACACGCTCATTACGGGTCTGATCACTGCTGCCCGTGAGAGAGCGGAGACAATTACTGGCCGTTCTCTGATTACAAGCAATTGGACATACTGGCTGGACTCCTTTCCGTATGGCTGGCAGGAGAATACTGGTCCGGCCAGAAACACCATCAACAGATTCCAGAACTGGTGGTCAGAGAATCAGGTTCTGAGAATCCCTAAAGCTCCATTGCAGTCGATAACGTCCGTGCAGTACATGCCCTCATACGGCGGCACATACCAGACGCTTGACCCATCACTATACACCGTTGACACCGCATCCAACCCCGGTTGCATTTACCCGGTCAGCAATTACTACTGGCCGTTCAACTGGACAATTCGCAACGCTGTGCAGATTCAATTTGTCGCCGGGTATGACACGTTCGTGCCGGAGACAATTCTGGTTGCAATGCGCTTGCTCATCACCGACTGGTGGGAGAATCGCGGCGACTCAATGACTACAAATAACGCAGCTTCGCTACTCCTCAAAGGCTATAAGTCTCAACCAGTGGGGTATCTCCGCTAATGGCCAAGACGTATCCAGCGGTTACACCGGGCGGAAAGCTCAACAAAAGGCTTTGCTTTCAGCAGCTAGGCGGTACGCCTAACGCTGGCGGTGAGCTGACCACGTGGACTACTTATGCGACACTGTGGGGTTCTATAGATGTTCTCCGTGGTGAACTGCTGTACAACACTGGGGAGTTTCTCGCACAGTCTGCATATAACATCGTAATTCGCTACACCCCCTCAGTGACTATTTCAGTTGCAGACCGCATTGTGTGCGAAGGCACGACGTTTGTAATACAGGCTTTGCTCGATAAGGATTTCCGGCACCGCGAATTGCAAATCATAGCTTATGTGTTAAACGAGGTGGCGGCATAAATGCTATACGAGGGACTTTATCAAGCCATGGTCAATGCCCCGGCGCTGTCAGCAATAGTCGGCAATCGGGTAATGCAAGCTGTGTTGCCTCTAAACTTCACCGTCCCTGCTGTCACTTACACCGTCGTCAACAGCAAGTATGCCGGAGTCGATGTTGGTGCAAAGTCGATTCTGGCGACCGAATCCTTGGTGGATGTCTCGACGTGGGGTTTGACATATCACGATGCCGCTTATGCGATTCAAGCCATTCACGAACTGTTCGATTTGTATGTGGGTACGCTGCCTGATGGGACGAATGTGCTCTTTACTGACGTTCAGTCTATCCCGGACATGTTCGAGGACGACACTCGTTTATACCGTTGCTCTGTGACTCTTAAGGTTATACATACCAATGGGTAAGACCATAGAAATTACGGGGCTAAAAGAATTGAGCGAGATGCTTACCCAGATCGCGCCCAAGGCCGCAAGGTCTTACCTCGTCAAGTGTGCAAAACCTGCCGCTCAAGTAATAGTTGAGGCAATGCAGAGCACGGCTCCGACAGAGGTCGGGACGCTGAGGGACTCAATCGTGTACCGCAACCAGTGGGGCACGGCAGAGGATGGCGGAGAGGCACTAATCACCTCGGTTGGTCCTAATAAGCACGTGCCGTGGGGCATGTGGCAGGAGTTCGGCACGAGCCATATCGCGGGGCGTCACTGGATGGGCCAGGCGTGGTCAGACTGTCAAGAGCGCGTCCTTGACGTGTTCATGCTGGGCATTAACGAACTATACGCCAAGCTGGTCGCTAGAGATCAGTCTGAGGCCATGATTGAGAACGATGACAATGACCGGGAGACTGGCAGAGTGTCACCTTCCCGGCTCCGCAGAGACCGCAACGCCGCACATAGAGAAAACGACGCAAGAGACAGCAGAGCAAAAGAGAGTTCAGAACGACTGCAAAAGTCATCGAACGATGCCTACAAAGAGAGCAAGCACCGGGGGAAAGAAAAGTAATCATCGGTTTACAAGGGTTAGTCACAGCGACATACCCATAGAGGTTAGGGAAGCAATATCTCAAGTACAACAATAGCTAACAGCCCAAAAAGGCAGAAAGAGTAACTCATGCCAACTACATTCGCGCCCATCGTTGGGCTTGGCACCACCGTACAATTCGCAACAGTAGCAACGCCCACAGTTTTCACCGTACTTAATGGCGTCACATCAGTTTCATTTAGCGGAGACAAGGTTTCCACAGAGAAAACCACCAATATGCTCACTACTTCCGGTGTAGACACCTATATCGGTGGAACTCAGGAACCCGGCACGTGCGATATTAAGTGCCTTTACAGCCCCGGAGAAACCTCTCAGGTAGCCCTAGAAGCTATCCGCTTTGCTGGCGCTGCTGTTCCCTTTGAGATTGCGTACCCTCTTTCTCTCGGCGGCAAGAATTTCAGCGGCATTGTCGAATCAGCAACAATAGCTCTACCGCTCGACAAACCCGCCACGATTGATTACAAGGTGAAACTGACCGGCCCGTGGACCATCGTAACAACTGGAGCCTAATAGACACCACCCCGGATGGTGTTTGATGGTGGGAGCTAACGCTCCCGCCGTCTCATAACGGAGAACTATGAAAAACGAAAGTATCATTAAGACTTGCGTCACCCCCTATTTCAAGCTAGTCATCGACAACGAGGATGGCACCGAGAAAGTGTGGAGACTCTGCTATGACTACAGGTCTATAGCCCTCATCGAAGATGCAACTGGACTTGACCTCAAGAAGATTGAATCATGGAAGTCCATCTCCAGCGGCAAGCAGTTTCCTCAAGTTGTTCATGGCGGATTACATCGCTATAACCCGGAGGTCACTCTTGACAACGTGCTGGATATGCTCAACCCTCAAGCGCAACGACTGCTCAGTGATGAGATATTCAACCTCATGTTTCCCGGCGTTGTGGAGGCATACAGGAAAGCGCAAGAAGAGGAAACGGGTGCAACTGCCAGCCCAAACGTAGAGACTCCGGCGACCGCCTAGAAGAGCCGCCGCAGACCTGGGTGGACTTATGGGCGATTGCCCGGTATGACCTGGGACTGGCAATTGAGGAATTTGAAGACTTAACACCCTTGACATTTCAGGCGCTCTGTAAACGCCGTAACCTCAAGTTCAAGATGGATAGATATGCAAATGCTCTGACTGCAGCGGCTATTTACAACGTGAACCGTGCCAGTACAGATGCCCCCCTGATAGAACCGATGGACTTCGTGCGAGAGCCGGACCCATACAGAGAGAACACCCTGGAAATCAAGCGACTCATAAAGCAGGTTATCGGTCAACTTCCCGCTTGCACAACGACAGAAAAGCTACAAAAGATACGAACCAGAACCATTGCAAGCCTGTCAAGTCAGGGCCGCACAGACGCGGAGCAGTTGTTTGACGAGTGCTGGCCCTCGCTCAAGAGGGCATAGAGGTAGATATAGTGGCCGAAATTGGCAAACTGACTGTAAAACTCCAGGCTGAAACCGCTGAGTTCTCAGACGACCTCGGTAAAGTGCAAGGCAACCTTGATGATCTAGCGGACAGATCAGAGTCTGCCGGTGGACGTGTCTCCGGCTCGATGCGGGAAGGTCGTGAGGGGGTCATGCTGTTAGAGGAAGCCACGGGCGTACACCTGCCCCGTGCCCTCACGTCGCTCATTGCCAGCATCGGTCCTGTTGGGGCTGCATTCACGGCCATGCTGCCCATCCTCGGCGTCGTAGCTGCCATTGAGGTTGTGTCAAAGCTCGTTCAAGCCCACGAGAAAGCTGCCACCGCCGCGAGAGAATTGGGCAACGCTGAAGTGGACGCTGGCACCAAGTCCACGATGGTATTGCAGGGACTTGGGGACAGGCTGATAGAGGCTGGAATTAAAGCCGATGAACTAGCCGGTAATCACATCGGTGCCCTGAACAAGCAACTGGAACTGCTTGACCATCAATCACTCAAAGAGTTGATGGATACATTTGACAAGTTTGGTGGGGAAGCAGATCAGATCTTTGCGAAGGTCAAGGCGAATAACAGTTTTTGGGAAGTGTTTAAGTCAGGTTCTGACGGTGCAAAGTCCGCTATTAATGACTTCAAGACTCAGTACGATGCACTTATAGCAAAGGGTGATACCAAAGGTGCTGGTGACTTACTCAAAGGCACCCTCGATTCCGCACTAAAGGTTCAACGTGCTCAGCAAGAGATTATTGACATAACACAAAACCACGTTCAGGTAGCTGACCACCTAAACAGGATTGAAGCAGACAACGCCATCCTGAAAGAGGCTGGCATTGGTGCAGACAAAGACGGCCTTGCTGTGCAACAGGCCGTGGTCGATGCATTACAGGACCAGCAAAAGGCTACCGCTCTTATAAACCAAACAAGGGCTGTCGTGACAGGTAACGACCGCACGGGAGAAGCGACGAAATCAATGGCCGAGCAAGTGAGCTTGGTTAAAACCCAAGTCGCTGGTCTGGAACAAAAAGCAGCAATGGTTAAAAAGGTGGCCGACGCGGAAGTTGAGGCTAACCTCGCAGCGGCCACAAAAGCAAACCCAACATCCGATGGGCAGGTTGACAAGCAATTAGCAGCACACATCGCCGCAGACCAGGCAGAATACACCAACGCCGTGACATTCGCCCAGAAAACCCTTGAGGGTAAAAGAGAGATATACGAGGCCGAGGTTAAGGCCGCAGCCGGTGATCTAGCCAAGAAAAGGGAGTTGGAAGCACAGTACGCTAACGATGTTTCTGCCTTGTACAACGTATTCATGGATGCGAGAGCCGCGAGAGACAAAAAGGATGTGGAAGCAACAGCGGACGCGGACAAGCAGAAAACCGCACTGGACGAAGAAGCCGTTAAGCGGAAGCTAGGGTTCGCCAAGGAAGCATCCGACCAGAGCATAAAGTTTGCCAAGGAAGCCTTCAGAGTTGAGGACGAGCAAACCAAGCTGAGCTTTGCCTCGCAAGAAGAGGCTATCAACTCCGCTGTGGCTCACGAAACGATGTCGTGGAAACAGGCGCACGATGCAAAGATTGCGCTCATTAACCAGGAGACCTCAGAGAAGGAAGCTGCACTTGCGAAAGAGGAAGCATTAGAAGTTACCGCAATCCAGAAAAAGATACAGCTTGACGAACAGGCCGCACTGGCGGAGAGCCACGGCGACAAGACAGATCCCAAGTACATCGCCTTCCTCAACCAGCAAAAGCTGTTGCTGACTGAAATTGACGCTCTGCAAATCAAGCTGGGGCACGACCAGCAACTGGCGGCACAGCAGGGCGTGGCTGCAATCCAGAAAGAGAAGGATGCCCTCACACCCCTAGAGCAAAAGATGAAGGAAGTGCAAAACCAGTTCAATGCTGACTTTGCCAAGATGGTCACCGAAGGCAAGAACTTCGGCAAGTCGATGCAGCAGCTCGCCACACAAATGGCAGAGCAGTTCATCGAAATGGAAATGAAGAAGGTGGAAAAGGCCCTATGGGGCGACATACAGAGGCTGATTCACCACGAGACGACACAAGTCACGCAGAAAGCATCGGATACCGCAAGTGCATCAGCAGCCGCCGCAACAGCGATAGCAGCAGATAAAACCCAGCAAATTGCAGCCGCATCCCTGGCCGGTGCAAACATGATGGCTAGTTTCTCAGCCGCACCATGGCCGATTGATACGGGCGCTGGTGCAGCCGCGACAGCCGCAATGACAGCAGCGTTAGCCTTCGCTGAGGGCGGATTGGTTCCCGGCTCCGGTACGGGGGATACTGTGCCAGCCATGCTCAGCCCTGGCGAGACGGTTGTATCGAGGGCATTGACTGAGCAGGTTGCTTCTAACACCGGGTCGGGTGGCAAGGGCGATGTTCACCACCACAATAACCTAACCTATGCACCCAACGTCTCGGCTATTGACTCTGACGGAGTGGAGAAGATGCTAAAGAAGCACGCTGCAACATTCTCTAAGCACGTTAATGCCCAGCTACGGAAACAAAATAAAAGGGCAGCATAATGACATACCCCATAATGGCAAACTTCCCCCTCAGTATGGCTAAGGGGTTACACAAATCGTCTACTTATAACACCGTCGTGCAAAAGGTAGCAGCGGGTAGAGGTAACGCATCCGTTGGACTAATGCCATTCCCCACATGGGCCTTTGAATATGACTTGGATGCAATACAAGGCAATGAGTCTTATATCTCTTCCGTCGTAGCTGGATTCATGGGCTTGTTTATGGCTTGCGGTGGTCAGAATGGATTGTTTCTTTTCAATGACCCGCAAGACAATTATGTGCCGCTCACTACCTCTACTATGGTGGACGTAACCAGCGGCTCAATTACCCCATTATCCGCGATTGCAAATGGCACTTCGACGGTGTTTCAGCTTGCTCGAAATATCGGCGGAATCGCGGGGGCACTGGACATTATCCAGAGCATAAATGGGAACATCAACATATACGTCAATGGGACGATTACTTCATCCTGTACGTTGTCACAATCGGGACTCATAACCTTTTCCGCTGCTCCACCTTCTGGTGCAACGCTGTCGTGGTGTGGGGCATTTTACTTCGCTTGCCGGTTCGACTCAGACACGATAGACGCCACTCGCACCTTCACCTCAAATAACGGCGTGGATTTATGGGATATGAGCAGTATCAAATTCGCGTCTGAATTTGTCTATGACTCTACGGCGGTAGTTGCTGGTGCTGTGACGGTCACACCAGTCGTGGCACCCCCAGTGGCGACAATAGGCAGCATCACATCAACCAGCACATTCGGTGTTATCGAAGTTAACAATATGGTGGTCTAACTATGTATAAGGCATTTGTTATTTGTTGTGTTGCATTACTCGCGGCTGGAATACAAGCGCAGACTCCGGGGGTGAACTTTTCCAATACCACTCCAGCCGCTCCATCTGGCAGTGTGAATGTTATTTGGCAGCATGACAACTCCAATCCCGTGAATGTATCAGGCTCGGTTTCGGTTTCAGTAGGCGGACTGGTTGCTTCTATCGCCTCATTCCCCGGAGCGGACTTTGGCGCAAAGCTGATGAATTGCGTAGTCGCGCAGAGTTCCACCTATGGCGGCGTTTGCGATGGCAGAAGTTCCACGGGTGCATTGACGATTTCCGAAACCGTTACCCTGTCAACCCCGAATGTCCTTGTCTACCTTCCCTGCGCAACGCTCACGTCTGCGTACCAGTTTATCGTTCCCGTTGGCGTTCGCAATGTCCGCATTGAGGGATGCACCTACCAGGGCGGCTCGAACGCCAATGGCGCGGCTGGAGGTACTGTCTGGGTCTACACCGGGAGCGGCAACGCTTTCCAGATTGGCGATCCCACCTATGCGGCGAACACAAACGGCTTTTGGATGCAGAACGTGAACATCAACACTGCCAGCGCAGGCAGCGCGGCGCAAGCGATGTACTTCTACCGGACGCAGGAAATACGGCTGGACAATCTTTATCTGAATGGAAATCAGAGTGCCGGCCAAATTGGAATCACGCTGGATGGCGGCGGAAACTACGCGGGCGGAACTTTCATCGACATAGTGATGAACGGTTTTGGAACAGGATGGTATCTGACCGGAAATACGAGTCCAGCTGGCAGCTTCGCTAATGCCAGCACTTTCGTCAAGACGCACATCGTCTGCCCCACGAGCGGCGGCAATCCCATCGCTGGAACCTATGGAATCAATGTAGTCTACGGTGACGGAAACACATGGACGGGTGGCGACGTTGAGGGTTGCTCGACTATGGTCCACCTCGGCGCGAACGCCGTTAACAACACCATCAACGGTTTGCGTAACGAGAACTCTACGATCCAGTATCAGGCCGATTCTGGATCAAGCTATAACTACGTGGCGACAGGCGGGACACTCTTCACTGGTGACCTGATCGACAACGGAAGCCGCAACTCATTCTGGGACTCATTTCATCGTACCGTGAATGGAATAAAGGGCGACTGGTACGGGAGCCAGCAGGATGCGACGGTCACCGATCACCAGCGCCTCGGCATAGGCCTGGGCAACGAGCGCGGGCGCGTTACGGAATACCAGACCGACTACGGCTATCGCTGGGTTGAAGGCTTGAGCGATGGAACGGCGGGCCAGCAGATCTGGTATGTGCAGGACCTGCTCAACAACATCAACCGTATCTCGGTTGGCCAATATCTCAGCCCCACTGCCGGAGTCGTAACAAACGTGATCCTGAACAATGGCGGCTGCTACTCCTCGTCCACGCCGCCGACCATTGTCTTCACTGGGGGCGGCGGCAGCAGCGCGGCGGGCACGGCGGTCATGGCCGCTTCGAGCTGCTCTGGCGGATGGACGGTTTCAAGCGTGACGATGACGGCTGGCGGAGCGAGTTACACCTCGCAGCCAACCGTGACGTGGACGGCGTCGAACCAGGTCACTGCGCCGAATGCGGTTGCCGAGATCGCAACCACGGGCAGCACGAACAATCAGACCGTTCTCAACTCTGCTGGCACGGGCGCGGTGGTAATCAACGGCTCTGCCAACTCAGGAACCGGCGGTGTGGTTATTGACAGCGGCGGCACGACACCATCTGAAATCTACTTCATAGATTCGAGCGGAAATACCTCGCAGTGGGGCCAGTTGAATTTCTATAGCGGCTCAACCGAGACGTGGCAGTGGGAATGCCAGAGCCTAACCGGTTGCCAACTTCGCAACGCCAACGCTACCACTCCCATGTCGCCCTTCATTGCCTACACGAATGGAGGCACCGAGATCGACAGCCAGGGAACATCCTCAGTCGTCATCAACAACCACTCGACAGCGGGCACGGGCGGCTTCGTCGTATACGAGGGCGGCGCGAACTATAGCACCCCGGCATTTACTGTGAGCAGCAATGGCAGCGCCACCGTCGCCAACAGTCTTGCAGTTACCAACCATCTTAATCAGGCGGCAACAGGCGACTTTGCCGGAAAGTGTTCCATGTCCAGCACGTCCACCTGCACGGTATCTCTCCAGCATAGCTACAGCAGTACGCCGCTCTGCTTTGTGCAAGCGACTACTAACAACACAACCGGCGTCTACTGCGCCGTATCCAGCAATAATGCCGTAGTGACCGCCGCCGCGACAAACTCGCTCACGTGGCAAGTGCTTGTCATTGGGAATCCGAATTAAAACTACTTTGTTGCCCAATACTCTTTTACGCGGATGAGAACAGCGAGTAAGGCAGTACCCCCAGGACGCTGGGCGCTATGTACGAGAGCTATTAAAGCTGCAAAGGCAGTATAGAAGGTAACTAATGAAACGAATGCCAACCTCCCTAATTACATTCTTGCAAACTAACCCAAACTGCCTCAAGTCCGATCTCTTTACTCTCACATTGCCAACAGGTACACAAGTCTATCTATGCGAAGGGCCGCAGAACATAACTGTCCCGTCAGGCACTGGCGGCTGGGCTGGTGCGACGACTACATTCTCTTCCTCTCAATATGGCAGATGGAGCCGTGGTGCTATCACGAGCGAAGCAGGGTTCAACTTGAACGCAAACACCATGGCTCTGACTTGCGTGTCTCAGCAAACAACTGTATACCCCGGCACTACGATTGGACTCCTGAATGCCGCCCTGCAAGGCCTATTTGATGCTGCCACGGTTACAGTGCTTACGGCATATATGCCATTGGGAAACTACGGCAATGTATCTGCTGGTCTGGAAACCAAATTCGTCGGCACCGTTACCAAAATCAGTGACATCAATCGCGTCCATGTCGAGTTTGAATGCTCAGACCCGATGTATCTGCTGAATATGAAAATACCCACCCGGCTGTTTCAGGCCGGTTGCCCATGGTCATTTTGTGATTCCAACTGCACCCTTACCGCAGCCAACTACACCGTGGCATTTACAGCAGCGTCAGCCAGCACACAATACACCCTCGTTCCAGCGACAGCCTTCTCCCAAGCTGCGGGCTACTACACGCAGGGCGTTGTGAGATGTACCAGCGGTGCCAACGACGGGTTGAGTCAATCAGTCAAATTGCACGATACCTCAGGTTACTTAGAACTAAATGCCCCGTGGATTATGCCGGTCGCAGCCGGGGATACATTCAGCGTCATCAAAGGTTGCAGCAAAACAATGTCCATGTGCTCATCCGTTGTTCAAATCTCAGGAGTATCAACCAATAACCTAATCAACTTTGGTGGAACGCCGTTTACCCCACCAAGCACAGACGCGGTGTAACCATGACAGATCAAGAGAGACAAGCAGTAGTAGCGGAAGCCAAGACGTGGATCGGCACCCCCTATCGCGGTTGGGCTCAGATAAAAGGCTCCAAAGGTGGCGTGGATTGCGGGATGCTACTCAAAGCCGTATTTCAGGCTTGCGACCTCATTCCGCAAGGCAACCTCAATATAGCGATGGACTACAGTTTGCAAGTTGCTCAGCATAAACCCGATAAAACTTACTTTGGCATCGTAGAGAGATTCACCCACGAAATCCCGGAGAGTGAAGTCAAGCCCGGTGATGTCGTGTTGTTTAAGCTTGGTCATGCTTATGCTCATGGCGGAATAGTAATCGAGTGGCCGACCGTCGTCCATGCCCTGGCACACGGTGGTGTGAGGCTTGCAAACGCCGACACCCACCCTAAATTACACGGCGTAACACGCAAGATATTCACGCTTAATGACGACCGGGAAAGCTAAACATGAGCATCTTTGGCAGTAGTAATCTCCCCACCAAACTCAATGGGGTACGGATCTCCCAAAGCAAGCAGGGGTATGCCATCCCTGTCGTCCTTGGTTGTCAGAAAATACAGCAATCCCTCATCTGGCTGGATGGGCTGAACTCCACCGAGGCGCAGAGCAATAGTGGCGGCGGAGGCAAGGGTGGGGGCAAAGGCGACAACGAGTATCTGTACACCGCCGACGTTATTACCGCTCTCTGTGCAGGACCAGTAACGGCCATTGGCAATGTTTGGGCGGGGCAAACCTGGCTTGCTAATGAATATGGCAGCGACTCGATTACGCTGGCATACTCGGTTTATACGCCAGCGTATGCGACTACTCTGCTCGCCGACAATGGGGTGGGGATCGCCACGACGTACAGTGGCAGCTACACGGACTACGGTGCCCCGGCTGCGACCGTCTTAGGCGGCACAAACTACTCCCCACTGATCCTGGTGCCCTATGGAACGACACTGACAGCGGGGGAATACTCGGTCAACCCCGCCAGCATTGGCACATTCGCCGTCACGTCATGCACCACAGCATCAGGCGGCAGCACCACATACACAGGAACCTTCACCGGGGGCACGAGTCCCTACACCAGCGGTGCGTCTAACAACTACGCCGGTTTTGCATTTGCGATTAGCGGGTTTGCCAATGCAGCAAACAACGGATCGTTTACCTGCTCTGCGTCTACAGCGACGAGCATCACGGTCAATAACGCCGCTGGTGTCGCTCAGACTGCAACCGCATCAGCCGCGTCGGTCGGCAATACCTACCACTTCGCCGCCTCCAATATCGGGAAAACCCTTGAGGTCTCCTACCAATACCAGCTTACGCAATTCATGGCTCAGGAGACTGATCTCATTACCAGTTCTCATGCCATTTATCCCGGTGGCAACAACGGACCACAGATTGACTTCGGTGTCGCATATTACAACAACGGCAACAGCCTTGATGGTAAGGCACTGACTGCTGTCAGTGGCACTCCAACTCTTGCAGGAACCTATAGCTTCACCTCAAACAACTCGTCAGCGCCAGAATACCAGTTTGCCTCCGGTGACATTGGCAATGAAGTCCTCATCACCTGGTCGTACCAGAATCTTAATGCTGTTGCCTCCCCAGCCCCCACGACGCTGAATTTTGAGCTATTTGAAGGAACACAAGGTCAGTCAGCCGCCGAATATCTATACTCCGGCGAGGCAATGGGTTACACGGGTATAGCGTATCTGTTGTTTGCCCCGATGAGTTTAGGTACAGACGCAGAGATTCAAGACAACGTATTTGAAGTCTTAACCGGCGGCTACTCCTACGGTGGGGGGATTGTGGATTGTAACCCCGTCACTTGTATCCAGGCGGTGCTAACCAACCCCATGTGGGGATTAGGAAGTGGGCAAGTCCCGTTCCCCGTCTCCACTATTGATAACGGCGCATCCGGCACATGGGGAGCACCGGCAACTGCGGGCACTCAGTCAGCAAATAGCACGGCATGGAATTGGTTCGCTGCTCAGAACTATTTCATCTCCCCGGTCATTGACAGTCAAGACTCTGCCGCATCCACCATGAGCAAGTGGCTTGAGGCTGGTATGTGTGCCGCCTTTATGTCTGAGGGGATGATGAAGCTCGTCCCCTACGGTGATACGAGCGCAGCGGGGAACGGCTGCACATGGATTGCTCCCACGGAGTCTATTGTTTCTCTTGATGACACTTGCTTCATCGCCAAGGACGGTGAAGACCCGGTAAAGATTGAGCGTAGTGCATGGCAGGATGCCAATAACAAAGTACAGGTCCAGTTCAAGAATCGCTCGAATCAATATGCAGATGAGATCGTGCAAGAATCTGACCAGGGTGCCATTAACAGGTATGGGCTGAGGCTTGAAGACCCGCAAGACTGGGACTTTATCACCACACTGCCAACCGCAACGTTTGCAGCCTCGATGCGCGTCAAGCGGTCGGTTAACATTCGGAACACTTACACGTTTTCGGTGCCCTACAATTACTCCTACCTTGAGCCGATGGATATTATCAACATCACCACATCTTCTTTGTGGGCTGTGAATTCAAACAATATCAGTCTAGGCATCATAACTTTGCCGGTGCGGATTACCAAGGTTGTCGATGACCCCAAGGACGGGCTTGAGATCGCGTGTGAGGATTACCTTTGGGGCGTACATCAGCCTTCGATTTACAACAAAGAAATCTCGACCGGGACAGCCCTACTTAATTCCTACTCACAACCCGGCAACTCCGAAGTCGTGATGTTTGAGGCCACAAGCAGATTGACCCAGTATCAAGGCAACCAAATCTGGATTGGTGCGGCAGGACAATCGCGCGATTGGGGTTCCTGCAACGTATGGGTTTCGCAGGATGGCACAAAATACTTGCAGGTCGGCACTATTAGCACACCCGCTCGGCTTGGGACACTTGCAGCCGCCATGGTGACAGGACCAGACCCTGACACAGTACAGAATCTGGTTATTGAATTGATTGACAACAGCGCCCCGCTGGAGTCCGCGACCGAACTGGATGCCAACTCGAATAATACGATGTGCTTTGTTGATGGAGAAATCATCAGCTACTCGACGTGTGCCCTGACCGGCAATAACACCTTCACGATGAGCGGGTATCTCCGTCGTGGACAAATGGGTTCCACCATTGGTGCTCACGCGATGGGTGCTCTGTTCATGCGGCTGGACTCCGCTGTGCTGAAATACACGTATGACCCCACTTGGGCGGGTCAGACTCTCTATTTCAAGTTTCAAAGTGTGAATTGGGCTGGCAATTGCGCTCAGGATTTATCAACATTGACGGCAGTAGCCTTCACCGTTCCCGGCCTTAATCCCGGCACCGTGTCCGCATCAACCGGACTTATTGAGCAAGGCGCACTGGTTGGCAACGGTACGAGTACCCTGCTCAACGGGCAGGGTAGCATCATCCCTAACCAAAATGTGGTATACACGACCTCATGTTCGCCCTCTACAGTAGGTATGGCAGTGAGCGCACAATCGCTGTTGCGTGCCGATGGGAGTACACAGACGGTTAATGCATCATCGTTGAGTTATACAGGGTTGACCTCATCCACCACATACTGCTTATACCCGTATATTCCAGTTGCATCGGGCAATCTGATGGCGGCAAACAGCAACCCGCCACCAACTGTTGCCAATGCAACGATGGCGTTGCAAGCAGCCGCTGATGGATGTATCTCACTCGGAGCAGTCACGATTACCACCTCAGCATCCGGTGGTGGTACTGGTGGTGGTGGTGGCGGAGGCGGTTGTCCAGAATCTCAAGAGCTGGTGTGTGTGCAGGGTAAGGGCAAGATAGCCGCTGATGATGCGGTTGTGGGCGACTACATCCTCGGTCACTCATTCTCAACTGGCGAGGATGTATACAGACGGGTCATCCACATACGCAAGGAGACTTGTCATGCGTGGCGTGTCATTGACGGGCACAAGAATAGCCCGTGTGAATCTGTCTACTACAACAGTCAGTGGATGCCAGCTTTTATGGTTCCGGGAGCTACGTTTAATGGGGATAAGGGCACTAAGGTTTTGCTTACTGTTGAGGCTGGTGCTGACAATGACCACAACTACTACATTGGCGACTTACTGATACACAACATGATGATGGTGAGCTAATATGCAATCGCGTTGGATGTTTTCGCAGTTTGTTCATGATGAGCAAATAGGAATGATGGCACCTGTAGCTGCTGCTTATGGTAACGGGTGGCACTGCCCAGAATTCCCCGCAGAGGGTGGCTCTGCCCTTTGCCAAGTTCTGTGCAGCACGCATCAGATAGCGGCAGCAAAGGAAGACCCGCGAATAGTTGTCTGCCCTCTGCTGTATGACCCAACTCCGGTGAACTCGGCAATCATAGCTGCGTATGCCGGTCAGGGAGCGACAGCCGGAATGTCAATGGGGGCACTGATAGCAACGCTGGCTGAGGTTGAGCCAAACTATGGCATAGCGACGTAGTTAAAGAAAGGGAACGGCATGGAAGACCAAGCAGTAAATCTCATAACAGACGCACTCAATCGAATCAGTGATAAGCAGGATGAACTAGCCGCCAATCTTAAAGAATGTCGTCAAGAACTCTCTGAACGAACCTCCAAACTGGAGACTAGACCCCCGATATCATAGTGTGTG